CGGCGGTGATCGCCGCAGGTGGACGCAAGGTTGTGAGAGTTGCCGTGTCCGATGGGTAGCGCGGCTAAAGCGTAAGACCATCACGAAGGAAGAGTTTTTAGCCGCGAAGCCTCCAAGGAAGCCGCTTCCTGAACGGCTAAGACCTGAACCGCGTCCAGAGTATCCAGACGAATTAAAAGGGTTTTTTGAAGCCCGCAATAAGCGGATAGAAGCAGGAAAGCGAATCTATCTGAGGTTCTCGAAATCAGCTAGGGAGAAAGCCTTGTTATCAGCATTCATTCAGAAGAAAGACGTTGTTCGCGGTACGAACGGTGAACCGGCTAATGCCATGATGTCGTTGAGTTGCAAGCATTGCGTGTGGGAGAAAACGATTTTCCCCTCATATCACGGCTCGATGGCCAAAGCTCGCAAAGAGATTCAAGAGTTGCAGCAGGAAGCTAAAGAGCATTGGGAGAACACTCATGCTCAAGAATGGGCAATAGAAGAACTCGCTGCCAAAGCAGCAAAAGCAGAAAAGCACGCTAGAGCAAAGGAACCGGTGGCAGCATGAAAATAGGCGAAAAGGTCTACACCCCTGAAGAAGCATCTGAGCTCTTAGGCGGCGTACTATCCGCTCGAACACTCAGAGACAGGGCAACGAAGGGCCTATACCCACACCTGGGAGGCCGCCGCGCTTGCGGCCCCTCTGGAAACCTACGGTTCGCAGAATCCCACCTGCAACACATCGCAGACACTCTAGAGAGAGTACCTGAAATCTCAAACCCGAATGTATTCAAAGCCAACCTGCCAGAAATGAACGCATTCACTGATCGGCTAACCGGGCGCTCCAAAGCAGCACACCGCTAAGAAAGGACACACCATGAACAACGAGAACGAAGGAACCCGCATCTACCCCGATGCAACCAACCGTCAGCTACTAGGCTCGATCAAGTACGCGCTAGGTAACGAAGTCGAACCGTTCGCGCTGGCCGGGGCCATAAACTGCCTGCATGAACTCATTGGCAGGTTCCAACGTGCAGACCTGCTAGACGCAACCATGCTCCCACTACACACCACCAAAGAATAGAAAGAACGAAGGAACGAAAATGACTCACGCAGCAGAAATCACCATCCAAACCAAACCCTGGGAAAAACCAGCCATCCAAGCCAAAGCGGTAGCCACATGGCACGGTGAAAACCCATACAAGCGAACAGACGCTATCGCCTCCGCCATCGTTGAAGCCATAAAAACGCCTGCACAGCTCGAAGTAAACCACAAAGAACAGCAGGTATACATCTGGCACGGCATGACCAAATACGTATACGCCGATTTCACGATCGACAACGAAGTGTAACCCCCTGCAACCCCTCCAAAGAAAGAAAAGAGAAACCAGAAAATGAAGAACGAACAGACCCTACCCGCATTCCGTGAACGCCGCCGCGATGAAGCCGTGCAAGAAATCTACTCCCACGGATGGGTAAACAGCGACTTCGAAAACACTGTACGCTTCCTATTCGTCAAAGGAACACTGTACATCCCAGCCAAAGACATTGACCGTCTACTAGGCAAAGCAGGCCACGGGCATACCCTAACCGGAATCCCCGCCGCCGGGCGCAAGAAAATCAAAACCCACACACACGCCGCCCTCGACGATTGGCGCAAAGCCGAAACAGTCACCGCAGTCAAACTACCAGCCCTCCAAGAACGCATCGCAAAAATGCGCTCGCTACACCCCGCAGAGAAAGAAAAAGTGCTCGCATGGCTCGGATGGGTACAAAAGCCTGAAGTATGGCATGGAGGCTTTATGCGCCGCCCTGAACCAAACAAAACCGAATGGCGATCACACCACACCCAAGTCGAAAAAACAGAATACTACGGCGGCGGCTGGGTATGGGGTTGCGACGATTGCAAGACAGTATCAACCCACCCCGAAAAAGACTACAGCGCCGCATTCGAAGAAGCGCAAAGGCACTCAGTAAAGAATGCGATCCATGACCCGCTAGGCGTAAAACTAGCAGCCCTCCGCTAAGCCACCACAACCAAGAAAGAACCAAAAATGAGAATAACCGTACCAGCAAACAGGCTCATAGGAGCACTCGAAGCCCTAAAACCAATCGCCCGCAACCCCTCCAAAGAAGAAAAAGAACTACACGGCTACCAAAACCTAATCTTCGCAACCACAACCAGAGACAACGGCGGCCAGCAACTACTAACCCTAACCGCAACAAACAGAACAACAACCGCGCTCGCGCTCATTCCGGTTGTGGCAATGGATGGCACGCTAGAAGATTTTGCCTTCAGTTTCAAGCGGATTCCTGCCATTGTGAAGGTTTTGGAATCTGAAGACGTGAAAGACACGGTTGATATTGAGCTGGGAGAGGGCTTCGAAGGAACTGTGAGTTTCACTCTGATCTCAGATGCAGGCGCGAACGCTGAAGTAAGAACAGCTGTTGAAGAGTGGCAGGAATGGCCGTACCGCCAAATTCTCAAGGAGTTTAACTCGCGGGAATTACGGCCAGAGCCGCTAAGCGCCGGGCTAGGAATCGCAGATATAGCGAAACTCAAGAAATCAGAATCGCTGTACGGCCCGCCGATTACCATGTCTGAAGCAAACCGGATTTACCTCAACTTCAGCGGGCATATTATTGTCTTGCTCAAGCAGGGGAAAGAGCCTACAGAAAACGAAATCAAGAATCGCACTCAGATTATCGAAAGCTCGCAAGTTATGATTGACACGATAGCTGAAGGTATCATCGGTACAGACCCGATAGTCTAAAATGGAAATATTTGATACAAGCGGCGCGTGAATTTGAAAAAACCGCGCCGCTTGTGTACCTTAATAAGTACAAAGAACGAACCAAAAGAACGAACAAACCCCTGAAAGAGGAAATATGCCCTGGCTACGAGTTGGAGACACAGCAGCGTCTCACCCTGTGGTTCTCAGGGCATTAGAGTTACCACAGGCAGACGAACGCCTTAAAATGGAGCTTTTCGGATTTGCGGCTCTGGCAGCGTCTATGTCTGCATCGCACAAATCTGATTACATTGTAGAATTGGGTACTATTCGTGCCATCGCAGGCTTTACCCGCGCTGAAGAGCTGATAAAAGCAGCTATTGCTTGCGGGTACTTTGAAGAGATTTCCAAAGACGGAAATACGGCTTATAAACTTCTTGATGATCCTGAACTGTTCCATATGCGACTAAAGGAAGAAATCGACTGGGAGAACCGCCGCAAGAACGACAACCGCAACCCGGCGCTAACAGTACCCGTTCGCCTTCGAGACGGTGACGCTTGTCGATGGTGTGGACGTGTCGTTTATTGGAAAGACAGGAAATCTGCACGAGGGGCAACATATGACCATCTGCACCCCTCCAAAGGCGCTGAAACGCCCGCAGATATGGTTGTTGCCTGTAAATCATGCAACAGCTCTAGAAAAGATAACAAGGATTGGTCAGGCACACTGTTGCCTGCACCTGTGAAGCCATATTACGGGGCTATCACTGTTGAGTTTCTGAAAGATAACGATATTGACGTACCGCTATCTTCAGAATCAGAAAAACCAAAAGTCACCGGAAAGGAAGCAGTCAAGGCGCTAGGGCTTCAAGCCCGCCCTGCTGCATCGACTGAAAAGGCTAACCAAAAACTTCTTCATACGGAAAGTGTGCCCCGCCCTGTGGCAGCAGGAGGTATAAAGGTCTGCCAGACTGAAGAAGGCAATACGGCTAGTCCAGTAGATAGCAGCGAGCGCGGTTATGGGTCTTTTGCGTCTGAAGTGTCCCTAAATGGGGATTCTGGTTTTTCTGAAGCGGCTATGATTGCCGCATTCGAGGCGGATTTAGTGGAACAAGGAGAGGCGGGCGCGTCTGGCCCTGTTTCTGCTGATTCTGTTGAGAAAGATAACCATGCATGGCATCCCGCTAATTGGGATTCGTTGCCATCTAGTGTTGAAGGCTCTCAGATGGGTCTT